GTCGCCCGTCAGGTGGTTACTATTGGTGCGACTTCAGCGACATCGACACCTTCGAACCCTCAGAGTCGCGCAAGAATCCCGTCATCTGTCACAAGCCCGTCACCATCAGCAAAGATGTGGAGTTTGTCGCTCCTCCTACCAAACCAAAGAAAGAGGAAGCGCCATCCGACGGCGTACACATTGGGAATGTACCGGAACAAAACCCTGCACTCTCTGACTGTACCGACAAAGCACTCATCGACGAACTGAAATATCGTGGCTGGCACGGACATATTCACCTTACTATCGACGTTTACCTATAACATATTTTATTATGGCTACCAAATGCAAAGGCAACGGATGCCTACTCAAAGGCTCCTGCCAACTCTTCGACTGGAACAGCACCGACGAAAACGCGATGGATCACTGCGACCCCGAAACCCGCGAGTGCTACATCACGAGAGATTAATAAAATTCTTAAAACAAAACAATTATGAAACAGACAGAATTTGAACAGCAGCTGCGCGACATGCGTATGCAGAAGGGCCAGGAGATTGCGGCTATTGCCCAACTCCAAAGCCAGGTAAACAAAGAGCGTGCATTACTAAACACGCAGTACGATGACCTGAGAAAGCGCATTCACACCCTCGACATCGAACGTGTGTCGCTCTCACAGCGACGTATGGATGTAGAGGCAAAGTGGGGGGGGCAAATCCGCAAGTTCTACCAAGAGAACTACACCGCTTCTCGCGAATTAGAAGAAGTAAGCGATTGGGCGCTGGTCAACGAATTGGCTCATCGTGGTTTCGGTGGTCTGCTATCACATCCTGACAGAGACGCAGACTTTATGATGAAGCTCAACGAGAAACTGGTAAGCCATGCGCCTGAGTCTGAAGATTAACAACGTAGAAGGTCAGGATGACCAAGGGAGGCATATCTTACTCATTCAGGCCGAGGATCTGAGTAAGGGATTATTGCAGGAGCATACCGGCTGGTTGTTAGACGAAATAGTGCGGCCACTGTTAAAGCATCAGCCAAAACTCCTTGCAGAAGTGCTCGATGACCCTACCCTACGCAATGTCATCTATATGCAGGAGAAAGCGGCACGAGAGGCCAAAGCCGAAAAGCGCGAGCGCAAACGCCTTTTTGAGATTGAGCGACAGCGACGCATCGACCAGCATAAGGCATCCATCGCTACCCGCAAAGCCCTCGACTTCTACCACGATATATTAGGAATTGAAGATTGAATTATGAGTAAACCCAAAGTTTTAGCACGAGGCGTAGAGTACTACGAGGACACTGACACGCTGCTACTGATCCGCTGTCCCAAATGTGGCAAAGAAAACTATGCACCGAACGTCGCCAAAGGTATCTGCACCTGGTGCGGCTACGATGCCCACGAACTATTAAAGAAATAAGTTATGAACTTAGAAACATTAGAAAAAGCCAATAGACTGGCTGGTACGATTGAGGAAATAAACCATGCCATCGAATGTGTTGGCGAGCTGCTTCAGCACGAGGAACAACAAGACGACTATAAGGTAGTCGTTCGTAGTGAATACCATGGTAAAGACTTTGGCGGTGCCAGTGTCGAAGCCAAGTATCTCTACCCAGAACTGCGTGAGGCCCTGCAAAAGGCTCAGGTACGACTCCGCTACGAAGTAACCGAACTGAAGAAAGAGTTTGAGAAATTATAATGAAGATTATCACTCCACTCACGCCAAAACCGATAGAGGCCGGTAGCGAACCACCAACGATTAATATCGCAGAGGTGGAACGTATGCCGCTCTCGCTCGACGATCTAACTCCTGGTGATGCCATTTACTCAGACAACGGTAAAATGGCCGTCATCCGCAAAGTGACGACCTCCGGTGTCTATGTCTATATCGACGGCATGCGTGACGTGATTATGGAGTGCCAACTTCACCACTGGTATTTATAACGATTTATATACTTATGAATAGAAAAATCAGAATTATAGACGAAAACAGCCCTTATTACGGTAAGGAGGGTGAAGGTCATCTTTGCTACTACGACATCCTGCATGGAAAGAAGATTAACGGCGAGATACAAGACCTTTATTGGGTGATTATCGACGGCAAAGAGTTGAACTTTAAAAGTTTCCAGGTTGATGTCAACTACTACCATCAGCAGGAGGATGACGAATACCGCGAGAAATATGGCTACGGCAAAGGTGATGAAGTTCAAGTGTTGGAAGTTCAGGAGGTCAGCAGCATGGCACGCGACTTTAAAGAGCACAATACGCATATCATCAGAAGTATATCATACTCTTGCGGATTGGTATATTTCGAAGATGGCATCACCTGTGTACGCTGGCCCAAAGTGAATGTCGTAAAGAGGGCTGAGAATGTTAATTGGAAACGATAAAACTATTTAATTATGGCATGTGATTGTATCAGCAACTTCAATAAACTTTTGAAGGAGAAATTTAACGAGACAGCCACCGTAAATAGCGAGGTGCTGTCCGGACGTGTAATTGTAAACGGCATTTACCACAAACCAAAGTATAAGGGTAAGCCAGGTGAGTATCAGCAGAAGTGGGAAGAGGTGGCCCTCTGGCCTAAATACTGTCCCTTCTGCGGAAAGCCCTACGACATCAAGGAAATCTATGGCCCCGATACCGTAGAACTGAAAGAAAACCTATATTGCACCCACGTAGAGCTGAATAATTGGGACTATGACAAAGAAGATCAGAAGCGCCCAATAACCTACGAGCTGAGTTTCCGCTACTATGGCGTAGAGGTGTCAGCCTATATCTCTATCATCAGACTACAGAAGCATGAGGTGGACTTTAGCATGGTAGAATGCGATGGCGACCTGATGGAATCATTCGAGAACCTTTTCCGCGATAGCGGCGAACTCTGTGAGAAAATCTTCGAGCTCTGCAAAAAGCATTGGGACGAAGTAGAGGGTAAAGATTCAGAATACAACTACGACGGCACCCGTCAACCATAACGCTATGGAGTATAACGACGATGGAGTACCCCGCTGGGTAGAGCGGTTCTATAACGGACTGTGGGACATTCTGAAGGTGCTGCTGATTATCGGCTTTATAGCTGCTATTATCTTCGGGCGCATCCTTTTCGACAAATGGTATTTTAGTTGGTTAATGAAATAATTATGAAGAAACGAAACTATAAGAGAATCTTTCGCCCTGGCACTCTGATGAGAATACAGGGAAGCAACTGTGTGTTTATGTCGCTCGGTCTCAATCCGAAAAACAACAGACAGATATTTTCCTTCAACGGCATGGATATCGTAGAGCGCAAGCCTGTGACCCGTGCTGATGGACGCGCACGCCCTGCTAACAAATGGGAACAAAACACCTATTGGGCCGTATTGAAGGAAATCACAGCCAAACAGGACAGCCTACACGTTAAAGAAGTGTGGACTCCTGAAGCAGAGCAAATGATTCGTGAAAAGCTGATGAGTGACTACGCTCAGGCCAATAACATGATAGACTATGCCAGTCGTGCTGACAAACCTATCAATGGCGGTCTTATCAAAGAAAAAGAATCCGTTGACTCCATGATTAAAGTCATCAGAGAAGCATTAGGAATAAAAGATTGAAGTTATGAAGAAACTTAGCAATATACTTAGTTGGGCCATTAACATACTGCTGTTTGGTGGACTCGCATTCTTCACAGTAGCGTTTTTCCTTCGTGGCGATTTGTTTCATGCCATTATCGATTTGCTCTACCTCCTTATCATCGTGAGCAACGTCGTTTTCCGTCACCTCTATAATAAGATGAAACGCGAAAACGAATCTCTCCTGGAAGGTGGCAAAGTGCTGGTAGAACAGAATGCCAAACTGACGGAACGACTCAATAAAATGCAAGATCCATTCCGCAACGATGCGGAGATTCAGATTAATGGTCAGCACGTCCGTATGGAAACCATCAGAAGCACCATGCGAAGAGATAAGTCATTCCTGATGGGCTTCGACGAAATGGAGCGTAACCGTCGCCTTCACTACATGGAAACGGTGGCCAAACAAGACCTGATGGAAAGTATCTTTGACACCGAACTGATAGAGATACGCCAGAACTTCGACGCTATCCACGAGGACACCGTGACCGCTGAGATCATCGTCGGTGTAAAGAGCGACAAACCCATTGACGAAATCATTAAATCATAAATCAATGATTGAGCCAAACAACATATACCAGGGCGACTGTCTGGAGGTGATGGACGGGATAGCGGATAAGAGCATCGATGCCATTATCTGCGATCTGCCTTACGGCGTATTGAACAAAGGAAACAAACATGCTCAGTGGGACGTGGTGATTCCCTTTGCTCCGCTGTGGGCGCATTACGAGCGTATCATCAAACCACACGGTGCCATCGTGCTCTTTGCCTCTGGTATGTTTACGGCCCAACTGATGATGAGCAATCAGAAGCTATGGCGCTATAACCTGGTATGGGACAAATGCCGTGCTACAGGATTCCTGAATGCCAACCGCATGCCATTGCGCTACCATGAGGATATCTGCGTGTTCTATAAACAGCTACCAGTGTACCATCCTCAGATGGAAGCATTGAACGGACGCGAGCCAAACCACTCGCAAGGGCATGCCACCGAGGTAGAGACCAACCAGTGTTATGGCAATATGAAGCGCATCAATCCCACCTATACCGATAAGAAGCACCCACGTAGCATTATCACCATCCCAGCCATCCATTGCAGCGAGGGCCAGAAGCATCCCACACAAAAGCCCGTGGATCTAATGCGCTATCTCATTCGCTCATATAGCAACATGGGGGGGGGTAATTCTCGACAATACGATGGGATCAGGCACCACCTGCGTAGCTGCTATCATCGAGCATCGCAAATACATCGGTATAGAGCGCGACCCTTATTGGTTCGACTACGCCCAAAACCGGATAAAAGAAGCAAGCCGACAACTGACATTTGATTTCGATATTTATTAATATGAGCCACATTACTATATATAATAAAGAGACAGGAGCAAAGGTAGGCGAATGCGAAGGCTGCCTGACTACGCACATCCCACCGGAGGAACCACAGCCGAAAGTGCAGCGCGTCTGCATCACGGCCTATGGCAACATCGACATATCAGCATTAGTCGAAGAGACGAAACGCCTGAAGGCGAAGCAGTGCAAGGAGCGTAAGAAGATGCTCTGGTACGTCACTCATGGCTACGATATTGCTCTACATGTCACGGTGGTTTATAAGGGAGGCTTTCAGCACGAACAGCTCTTTATCATCGACCGTCCACGTCACCTGAAAGCGATGCTTCGCCAACTGCGTTTCATTCCGGAATGGGAGCCATTACAACTAATGCGCATTCCACGCTATAAACCCAATCCTGCATGGGAGCGTATCTTTGGCGATAATAAGGATCTGATAGAGACCACGAAGATTATCCTGAAGAAATTAGAAGTAGAACCAAGGTTATACGAATAATTCATTAATTCATAAGTTCATGTTAGAATACTCTATTAACGTCCGCGAAGATGGCAGTGCTGTGATTGCCAGGGACAAATGGAATAAAGAAGAGGACTACGCTATAACAAGCGTAAAGCCATTCCTTTTTGAGGTAGGACAGAAGGTCGTCGATATCTTTAGCAATGTCGTGACCATCAAACAGATTTTCAAATACCCACCATCAAAGCCAGGCTGCTGTCCTGAATGGAATGTTACCGTTCTGGAAAACGGTAACACCTATCGCTATACCGAGATAGCAGGTATCTTTGTACGTGAGATCTCAAAAGAGGAACTGCCAGCTATCATTTCCGGTCTGCATTTCGAAACGGAGAAAGGAAGCGATGGCCATGAGTTGATAGTTCCTGACCGTCCTAATCGTGCCCTAAAAGAACGTGTAAAGGAACTAATGAGAATGTATGGAGCAAGCAGCTCTGCGAACATCCACGAGATCTACGCGGCATTGGAACATCTTAGACACATACTTAATCCAAAATGATATGGCAAAAGAAGAAATCATCGTACCAAAGGAATTGGAAGAGGACATTGAGCATGTAGCCAACGGAGAGTGGCACATGATAGAGGCAAAGGGGACAAAGATGGGCAACCACACCAAAGGTTTCCATATTGTCGCCCTCATGGAAGAAGAAGAGCTCAAAGCCTTCGTGAAACGACTCCTATCCACAGGTATCAAAGCCGGTATTGAATACGCAAGAAATCATTAATTCATAAATATATGGATAATATCGTCAAAGGCATTATGGTTTTCGCATTCCTGGTTATTCTGCTGATAGTGTTGCAACATTGTGAGGAGTACGACCTTGAAAACGATGGCTTTGAGATCGTAGAGAAACACAAGACCTACTGCATCGCAAAGAAAGATGGCCACCTCTTTATGGCATCACGCCCAGGACTATATAGTAACTGGACGTATGAGCACTATGCAAATTGTCCCTGTAAACAGAAATAATCATGGCAAACGAAGAATATGTTTACTGTCATATCCTCTGGGTCGATAGCGTAAAGCATCGCCTGTTTTGTCTGGATAAAATGTGTGGGCCTATACGCGGTCTGACAAAGAACGAATATGAACATCTGAAGCCAAAGGTGGAAGCCTTGAAACTCGACGACTTCAAGATGATTCCTAAGATGTGGCCAACAATGAAGGGCCTGACAAAAGAGGAAATCGAAAAAGACATCTTATATATAAAAGACTGGTTTAAAGAATTTGAAGCCCATCCAGAACAATTAGGTAAAGACCTTCAGGATATCACTTACCGTCTCATGCCAACAGCCGGTATGCTGACATATAGCAACGATCACCGCTATGAAGATGTCTTTATTGCTGAAGGTTATCTAAACCCTTGGGGAAAGTCATGGAATTGGACGGAAGGCTACGTGGCTCCAAAAGATATACGCGATCAACTTTTCTTCCAGGTAGAACCGTACCCACAACCAACAAACGGGGAATTAGTATTATCCAAGAAATCCCGCGAAGAATTTGGCAGAAAGATGGCCAAGGAAATGCCAAAGATAAAAAAGCTACTCAGCAGCGAAGGGCTTTCCGAAACCCTCAAACGTTTTATTCCTTCACCACCTACCAGTGAGGAACAGGAAGCATGGAAACGTCAGGTGCTGGCTTACCCTGGTTTTAAGAAGATGACGATTGAAGTAGAGCTGTCCTATCCAGATTGCGACACCTACGACGCAAAAGACTCTTTCGAGTTTGTAAGTGAAAATATTCAGGACTGGCTTAACGCCAATCTCTCTGATGGTGATAACCGTCTGAGGATTTCCCGTTTATCAGTCACCTGCGACAAACAGACAATAAAAACTCATTAATTCATAAATTTATGGAATATACAAAAGGAAGTTTGGAGGGCAAAGAAGTCCTGTGGGATGTGGCCCTGAGAAGCATCGGAATATTTCTATCCGACGAATACATACTACGCTTTACAAAACTGATGAACCTCGCCAGTCAAAAAGGCCTGGGTAACATCAAACTCGATGACACCACCGACATCGAATTTGAAGCCCGCGAGGAAATTAAAGCCAGGCACAAGAAAGAACTTGAACACGAATCTCACAAATCGGACGAATGAAAGCAATAGTACTACACGAAAATCTTTGGTGGTGGGGAAAGAGCTATACCTTCATCGCATCGGACGGCAGAGCGATGGTCACGCTATCACTCGATGACGAAAACCCACGCGCCGGATATATCAATTCGCTCATGGTATTCGAGACCGACAGGCAACAGGGCATTGGTACCGCTCTGATGAAAGAGGTGGAAGCCTTTGCCCGCAAGTTGGACTTGGGTAGCATCTATCTCGATGCCCGCAAAGGGACATTCCTCATTGACTGGTATCGCAGACTCGGTTTCAGCATCTACAACGACAACTGCGAACACACCAAAGGCAACTGTGTAGCCATGTGTAAATGGTTAAAAGAAGCATAGCGTATGAAACAACTCATTATTCAGGTCATACTCCTGGGTGTTTCCATCTTCGGGCTGGTGATGATGTATCTCTATGCCTACTACCAGGATCAAGACCGTAAAAAAAGAAAGAAGAAATGACAGATAAAGTAACCCCACAACAGGTAAGGGCCATCAATCGCATGCTACACGATCCGGAAAAGCATGCTCAGGCCCTCATAGCCATGCGAGATATGCAACGACGCTTAGGCGAACAAATGGAAAAACGTAGAAGAAATGAAGAATAAAGATTGGAGAGGCGGTAGAGCCTCGGTATTCAAGACGCTGGGAGCGAGTAACCACACAGACCACGAGCGAGCTCATGGTGACTACTACGCTACAGAACCCAAAGCAACAGAATGGCTGCTGAAGTTGGAAAAGTTCGACGGCCCCATCCTGGAACCTGCATGTGGCGAGGGCCACATCAGTAAGGTATTAATCGGGGGGGTATTTTGTCATTTCACGCGACCTTATCGATCGAGGCTATGGCGAACAGGCCGATTTTCTCAGTATCGACAATCAACAGTGGGATGGCGACATCGTTACAAACCCTCCTTATGCCTACGCACAGGAGTTTGTCGAAAAGGCACTATCAATCATTCCAGAGGGCCACAAGGTATGTATGTTCCTGAAGCTCACATTTCTGGAAGGAAAGAAGCGCAAGCACCTATTTCAGACACAACCACCAGCACGCATCTGGGTATCGTCATCCAGACTGCTATGTGCCATGAATGGCGAGTTTGACAAACTCAGTGGCAGCGCCACAGCCTACGCCTGGTTTGTCTGGGAAAAGGGTTACAAAGGGGACACGGTAATCAAATGGTTCAATTAAAGAGTTATGTCTAACAAGAAATACTCATTACCTAAAAAGCGCCAACAGTCGCGTCCAATGACTCCACCTATACCAGTAACAATGCAAGAATATAAAGCCATTGAAGAAACGTATAACAGGGTCATTCTTCATAAGACAAATAATTAATTCATTAATCGATGAAAGTAGAAATAACATTAAAGGAAGCGTATGCGAGAGCCAGCAAGGGCCTGCGACATAAGATGGCATATTCCATCCGTCTGTTGCAGAAGGCCGAGAAACTGGCGTTAGCCTACGATAGTAGGGGGGGTATTACCTGGCTTTCAGCGGGGGAAAAGACTCTCAGGCCCTCTATCATATCGCTCAACTGGCAGGCGTACAATTCCAGGGACACATGAATCTTACTTCGGTAGATCCTCCAGAGGTCATCCGCTTCGTCAAAAAGCAATATCCGGAAGTGGAACTCATAAAGCCCAAGGATAGCATCTACCATGTAGCCGTAAGAAAACAGCTGCTACCCACCAAGAAAGTTCGTTGGTGCTGTGAAGAATACAAGGAACATGCCGGAGCCGGTAAGGTCACTCTGATAGGCATTCGTCGGCAGGAAAGTTCAAGACGCAAGAAACGCAATGAAGTAGAAATCGACAGCCGAAAGTTTAGCGGCGACCTCAAAGGTCTGGAGAAATACCGTAAGAAGAAACTGAAGGCGAAGGGCATCAATATCACCAATGCCACCGAGGAACGCACGGTAGGCTGCATCAGTGGCAAAGAAAGTCTGTTAATCTCTCCCCTACTCCATTGGACTGAGCGCGATGTATGGATATTCCTGAATAAAGTGATGCGAGTACCACACTGCGAACTGTACGACCAGGGATTTCATCGTATCGGGTGCATCGGATGCCCGATGTCGAACTTCAAACAGAAGATGATAGAAAACCAACGATGGCCTCACGTCCGTCGCAACTGGATCCAGGCGATAATCGCCATCCGTTCGGGGGGGGTATTTCTCAAAATTCTTACAGACGGGAACCCTGTGGTACGGTATTGGAAAGAACTGGCAGCCGTTATCCGAACAAGACAATCAACGACTACGGGTATATCATGCACCCAGACCCGACAC